AAAATGAGTAATAGCCTATTTGAAGATATGATGGATTTTATTGATGCTAAATTTAAGTCTGACGAGGCTGGATATAGCGAAGTAATTGGTGCTCTGTCCACGCTCAAGACAATGTACAAAGCGCAATGGAAATCTATCTGCAAAGAACTTGCGAACGAATGTGACGAAGATGAACTCCATTGCGATGATACTTGCGAAAATAAATTGCAATGACACACTCAAAAGGATTGACCATCGTGGACGATAATAAAATCGTTGCTCTTGATAACGAAACAATGAAGGTATTACGTATCGAGAACATCAAGAATATGATTGCTCCAAGCGATGATTCAGCAAGACGCATCGAAGCTATCGGAGGTGCTTGTGCGATATTAAATTATTTAGTGAATGGTTTAACGCTGGATGATACATCCAAGAAATTAGGACTATCGCGTGAACAGCTAATAAAGTGGATGGCATTCCACAGAGACGCATTAGAACCAGCTATGCAAGCGTCAGCGATGGCACTTGCTGATGATGCAACCAAGTATCTTGAGGATGCAGCTAATAAGGGAGATAATTTGACTGCCGCACAAGCTGGTATTGCAAAAGCTAGAGCTGAACATGCGATGAAGATTGCTGGCTTGCGAGATAGAGTTAAATTCAATGAAAAGGCTATCCCTCAAGAAGTTACATTAAGCCAAGATAGTAGGCCAGTTTTCCAATTGACATTTCTCACAGAACCAAAAAGAACTGAAAAAGTTATCGAAGTGAATGATGGGGATATTTATGACGACAATGAATGATAATATAAATCACCCTAAACATTACACAAGTCATCCAAGTGGAATCGAAGCAATACAAATTACGAAGTACATGGGATTTTGTTTAGGAAATGCACTGAAATATATGTGGCGTGCAGACCTAAAAGGAAACGCGATTGAAGATTTGAAAAAAGCTAGGTGGTATCTTAATTGTGAAATAGAGAAGAGAGAAAATGACTCCTCAAAAAGCTAAAAAGTTTATGGCAATTGCACGTGAAGTTGCGCAGTTATCAAAAGATAGAGCAAAAAAGGTCGGTGCTTTAGCAATAGGGAGTGCTGGAGAAATACGCGCAATGGGGTATAACGGATTCCCTCGTGGATTTAATGATGATATTGAATCACGCCATGAACGCCCAGAAAAATACGTGTGGACATCCCATGCGGAGCAGAACCTAATTTACAATGCAGCTCGTGTAGGAACGCCATTGGAAGGTTGCATATTGGTTGTTACGCCATTATTTTGCTGCATTGAATGCGCTCGTGCGATTGTTCAATCAGGATTTATTGCTGTTGTTTCAGAATATGAAGATAATCCGCGATGGGCAGAATCTAATGCGTATGCCATGAAGTTGTTCAGTGAATGTGGTGTAGAAGTGGTTAGGGTATAATTAGAGATATTGCTTATTTATTGTCAATCATAACAAATTGAATTCATTAGGCAATTTTAATATATTTCAACTTGATACATAATTTTATTATAAATAATCTAACTTTATAGAATAATAAAATGACAATAATTGCATGGGATGGGAAGACTCTTTCGGCAGATAAAATGACATCATTTGGCGGGTTACATGCCACAACAATGAAGCTGCGTAAAATAGGAGGATGCTTGGTCGGTGGAGCTGGTGCTACAGCGCATATTAATGAAATGTTGAAATGGATTGAAGATGGTTGTGATGCGGAAACATTACCATCATATCAACGTGACCCAAAAGAATGCGTTAGTTTATTGGTAATCGGACTAGATGGGAAAGTTAAGCAGTATGAATCTTCCCCTTATCCATTGCAGATAGAAAATAAGTTTTGGGCTATTGGAAGCGGAAGAGATTTTGCTATGGCAGCAATGTATCTTGGTAAAACATCGCGTGAAGCCGTAAAAATAGCATCAGAACTTTGTAACGATTGCGGCAACGGAATTGACAGTTTGGAACTGAACTAAGGAAAAAGAAATGGATGAATATAGAGTCAAAGTAACAGTTAGAAATAATTTGCTATTATCAGCAATTGAAAATGCTGGATATAAAACGCTAACTGATTTTTCTAAGGCATGTGATTTATCTCCTCAAGAAATAAATAATTATTCTTCATTAAGAAAGCCACCAATAAATTCACATGGCGAATTTACTGATACCGCCAAGATAATGATGGAGGTACTTGGTGCTTGTCCGTCTGAATTGTGGTCTGACAATCAATTAACAATGAGATTGAAAAAGAACAGTGGTGAAAGAACTGTATCAGAAAATGCTATTGGATATATTCTTGAAAATCATATAGAGATGATGACATTGGGAAGCCCAGAAGATGATGCAATGAAATCAGATTTATCTGCTGTTGTAAAAGCTGCATTGGATACATTGACACCACGAGAATATGTTGTTATTAAGGAAAGATTTACTGATGACCTATCATTCGCTGAGATAGGAGAATCACAAGGTATTAGTTCTGAGCGCGTTAGACAAATAGAAGCTAAAGTATTCAGAAAATTTCGTAGTGAAAATACAGATAATAAAAATTTGCGAGAGTACGCATAAATGGAATTAGAACTTCCGTCTCCATTATGGCTTCCGCTCTTTGAAAAAAATCGCGCACCTATTATCATTGTCAATGGTGTTGAGGTGGAAGGTGCTTTTGATAGAAAGCGTAGGATAATAAATCCTGAAAATGGGCTGCTTATTCCAGAGCATCGAATTGTTGATAGAGGGCATAAGCGTACTCGATATTATGTTGCATGGGGTGGGAGGGGGGCTGGCAAGTCGCTAACCTTTGGACTCGCTGCAATTTTGCGCGCAATGGAAGAGAAGCAAACTATTTTATGTTGTCGCCAGATTCAATCATCAATCGCAGACTCCGTGTTATCCACGCTCGATTTTCAGATAAAAGATTTGAAACTTGAGAATGAATTTGATGTACTAGTCAACGCTATACGCCACAAAAAGACTGGCACTAATTTCGTATTCCGTGGATTGAAACACAACATCAAAGAAATTAAATCACTCAACAATACGAAGATATGCTGGATTGAAGAAGCGACAGACGTAACAAAAGAAACATTCATCGAGCTTGACCCGACAATCCGCGCACCAGATGCTGAAATATGGATAGGTTTCAATACTGGACTTGTTGATGACTTCATATACAAAAGATTTGTGCTTACGCCAGATGATGACGTAACACTAATACCAATTAACTACACAGATAATGCTTTGTTAGGGAAGGAGCTACTTCATCTTGCAGAGAAGATGAAAGAGATGGACTACGAAGAATATCTTAACGTGTGGCTTGGTCAGCCTAAGATAGCGCGAAACGGCGGGGTGTTTAAGCCTGAAAATATCAAGATAGTTCCAGTTGCTCCGGTGTGCGTAAAATTTTGCCGAGGATGGGACTTCGCGGCAAGTTCTGTTATTGATGGGAAAGACCCAGATTGGTCAACTGGCGGCTTAATTGGAATCACGAGTGAAGGACAATACGTGATTATGAATATGGTTCGTTTCCGAGATACACCTGATGTCGTTGAAAGAGTTTTATTGAGTACAGCAAGCCAAGATGGATTGATTGTTGAGCAAAGTTTGCCTCAGGATCCCGGTTCTGCTGGGAAAGCGCATGTACTTTACCTTACAAAAAAATTATCAGGATACAGAGTTCATACTTCGCCAGAATCAGGAGACAAAGTTACTCGCGCAGAGCCTCTGGCATCACAGGTCAACGTTGGGAATGTAGTAATGGTACAAGGCGCATGGAATGAAGCATTGATTAAAGAAATGGCTGGATTCAATGGGGACGGTAAGGCAAAAGACGATCAGGTAGATTGTTTAAGCAGAGCCTTCCATCGGTTGCAGACTAATTATTCTATGCAATTCGCTACTATAACTGGTTTGTAAGCACCCACTTGCATATTCCATAAAACACTGATACCCTTGCGAAAATTGCTCGTTTATCAAGGGTTATAATATGGCGCAAAATAATAAAGGAGTTCGCACTCGTCACTCAGAATATACTGAGATGTTGCCAATATGGTCTCGTTGTAGAGATGTATTTGCTGGTACAGAAGAGTTACGCGAACATACTACTGAATACCTACCAACTTTAACAGATGAACCTCCTGCCGCATATAAAGCAAGATTAAATAGAACAGTTCTATACAACGCTACATACCGGACAATTCAGGGAATGATTGGCATGGTATTTCGCCGTCCGCCTGTAGCAGAA